TACACCAGCACTAACACTAGCCGCGCTGACAGATATGTGCCTCGCAAAAAAACGCCGGGCACTGAAGTGTCGAAAGAGTACATAGAGGGCGGTAACATTATGCCGCTTTCTGTGAGAGAGCCAAAGGCATTCAAACTTGGTGAGCCGCTTGGCGATGCTGCGAAAAAGATTGCATCATCATATGCGGCTGACCCAGCCTTCTCAGTGCAGCGAATGTCGTCAGGGGCGATCCATGTGAGCGACATCAATGGCAACAGCGTCCTGCTTGACCCAATGCAACCGCGCCATTGGGCACTCCAGAACCTGCGAAAAGCATTCGGACCAAGCGACGTGTCAAACGTCCTTTCTGAGATCGGTTACTCTGGCGTGGCGGGGCCTGAATTGTCTGGTGATACGGTGCGCGCGTCTTATAATCCTACCGACGTTCGTTCTCGTTTCGCCCGCTTTGACCCTAAGTTTGCCCACCTGCGCAACCTGAGCGCAGGCGTGGCTGCGGGCCTTGGCGCATCCCAGTACGACCCGGACGCAATCGAAGCCCGCGCCAGCAAGGCTGGCAAAAATGAGTTTGCGGCTGGCGGCGCTGTCAAATACGATCCCTCTGCCGTAGACCGGATCATCAACCAACTTCGCGAGGTCAACCGTGGCTGATATGGACGAGAACGAGGACCGGCTCAAAGGCGAGATGGTTGAGCTGATGGATGAGACCTCCGAGGTCGAGGACACCGAGGACGGTGGCGCCATCATCCGCCTTGAGAACGAGGAAGACGAGCGCAAGAACCTTGAGCACTTCGCCAACATCGTCGACGAGGTTGACCCCGGCGAGCTCAAGGCGGCTGTGCATGATCTCCTTGAAAAGATCGACCGCGACAAGGAAGCCCGCGAAAAGCGCGACAAACTCTACGAGGAAGGCTTGCGTCGTACGGGACTGGGCGATGATGCACCGGGCGGCGCACAGTTTACGGGTGCGACTAAAGTCGTACACCCGATGCTGGTCGAGGCATGCGTGGACTTCTCCGCGCGCTTTATGAAAGAAGTCTTCCCGCCTTCTGGCCCGGTGAAGAGCAAGATTTACGGCGAGTCGGACAAGGTCAAAGTCGAGAAGGCTCAGCGCAAGGCTGAGTTCATGAACTGGCAGACCACCGAGCAGATGACCGAGTTCCGTGGCGAGCTGGAGCAACTGAGCACGCAGCTCCCCCTCGGCGGCGGCCAGTACATGAAGTTCATGTGGAACCCGCAGCATCGTCGCCCGGCCAGCGAGTTCATCCCGATCGATGACGTTTACCTGCCGTTCGCCGCGACGAACTTCTACACCGCCGAGCGCAAGACGCACGTCCAGTACATCACGAAGATGGAGTACCAAAAGCGCGTCAAGTCGGGGATGTACCGCGACGTTGATGTCGGCATGCCCGAAGACCCGGACTTCAGCAAGGCGAGCCAAGCCAACGACAAGATTGAGGGACGCAAGGATTCCAGCTACAACGAGGACGGCCTGCGCACAATCTTCGAGGTCTACACGTATCTCTCGTTCGACGAAGAAGACCTGAGCCCGTACATCCTGAGCATCGACAAGTCGAGCGGCCAAGCCCTCTCGCTTTACCGCAACTGGGAGGCCGAGGACAGCTATCGCAAGGAGCTGGACTGGATCGTCGAGTTCCCGTTCGTGCCGTGGCGCGGGGCTTACCCCATCGGCCTGACGCACATGATCGGCGGCCTGAGCGGTGCCGCGACGGGTGCCCTGCGCGCCCTGCTTGACAGCGCCCACATCCAGAACATACCCACGCTGCTGAAGCTGAAGGGCGGCCCCAACGGCCAGACCATCAACCTGCAGCCGACCGAGGTTGTCGAGATGGAGGGCGGCGCGCTGATCGACGACGTGCGCAAGCTCGCCATGCCGATGCCGTTCAACCCGCCGAGCCCAGTGCTGTTCCAGCTTCTGGGCTTTTTGGTGGATGCGGGCAAGGGCGTGGTGCAGACATCGTTCGAGAAGCTGTCTGACCAGAACCCCAACCAGCCCGTCGGCACCACCATGGCGCTGATTGAGCAGGGCATGGTGGTGTTCAGCAGCATCCACTCGCGCCTGCACAGCGCCATGGCACGCTGCTTCAAAATCCTGCACCGCATCAACTCGGCATACCTGACCGAGGAAGACATCGCAGCGCAGGAATCGGGCCTTGAGATCGACCCGTCAGACTTCGACGGCCCGTCGGATGTCGTGCCGGTCAGCGATCCCGCGATCTTCAGCGAGACGCAGCGCTTCGCCCAGATTCAGGCCATCATGCAGCGGGCGGCCATGATGCCGCAGCTCTACGACCAGCGTAAGGTCGAGGAGATGTTCCTGCGCACCCTGAAGGTGCCGGGAGAGGAAGTCCTGCAGCCGCTGTTGACCGAGCAGGACATGGACCCGGTCAGCGAGAACGTGGCAGCTGCGATGGGCAGGCCGCTCTATGTGCTGCCGCGTCAAGATCACTTGGCCCACATCATGACGCACATGGCGTTCCTGAAGTCGCCGCTGCTTGGCGGCAACCCACCGATCATGCAGGCCTCGCTCTACGCAATGGCGCAGCACCTGAAGGATCACCTGCTGAACTACTACCTCGTCGAGTCGCACAATGCCGTGGACAAGGCAGAGCGTGAGGGTCTGATTGAGTCTGACGCCGAGCAGCAGGTCAAGCTGATCCTTCAGGTCCAGCAACTGATTGAGCAGCAGCTTGGTGGGTTCGGTCAGGAACTTGCGACCATCACGCAGGCTGCCGAGCAGTTCAAGCCGCAGCCGCCGATGCCGCCGGACAACAGCATGCAGATCGCGCAGATGAACATGCAGATGAAGGGTCAGGAGATGCAGCAGCGCGCTGCGATTGACCAAGGCCGCATGCAGATTGAGTCGCAGAAAATGCAAATGGATCAGCAGCTTGAGGCTCAGAAGCTCGCCGCGCAGCAGCAGGCTCGCGCTGAGCAGATGCAGCTTGATATGTTCAGGCAGCAGCAGGAAAGCATGCGCACCGCAGAGGAGATCGCGTCTCGTGAGCGCATGAACACGGCTGACAACGACACCGCGAAACTGCTTGCCGCAGCCGAGATGGCGACGGGTGAGAAGGTCGCCGTGAGTACCGGCACAGGCATCAATCCCAACCCCTGATAGGAGAGCGCTATGAGCGACGACCCGAACAAGTCCAAAGAAGTCCAGATGAACAGCGCCTTGGTTAAGCAAAAGCACCGCATGGCTGCAGGCGAGAAGGTTGACGGGCAGTCCCTGCCCCCCGCGCCCAAGGTTGAGAAAAACCAAGCGTGAGCATTGAAGCTAAACTGTTAAACCGGCTCAAGGCAGAACAGCAGCAGTTCGCTGTTGACGCCTTGAGTCGGCCACAAGCTCGCGATGCCTTTGAGTACGGGTATCGTGTCGGCGTCGTTGCCGGATATGAGGCAGCGATCAATGTACTCTTAAAACTTCTTGATGAGGAGAAATATAGTGACAACGACCTCTGAGAGCGCAATGGCGGAGGCTTTCCCGGACGTTGATCCGGGCGTACAGCCTTTCGGTAGCCGCGTTCTGGTTCAAATCCGGACCCCCAAGACGATGACATCGGGCGGCCTTATCCTTCACAGCGAATCTCGCGACACTGAGAAGTGGAACACGCAGGTGGCGAAGGTCATCAGCACGGGCCCGCTGGCGTTCAAAAACCGCAACACCCAAGAGAGCTGGCCCGAGGGTCAGTGGTGCAAGCCGGGTGACTTCGTTCGCGTACCAAAATACGGCGGCGATCGGTGGGAAGTCCCCTTGGGTCGGCGCGGAACGAATGGCGACATGGAGTCCGCTATGTTCGTGATTTTCAACGACCTTGACATCATCGGGCAGGTTACCTCTGACCCGCTGGCGATCAAGGCATTCATCTGAAAGGAGATGAACGATGACTAGAGGTGAATACCGCGTAGGGATCAATTTCAACCCGTCTGCTGACAACATGGTCGACAGGATTAAGCGCACTGCGGCGAATTTCATCGACCTGATCGACGAGATTCCGTCCCTCGGGGCCGAGACTGAGGAGCAGCTTGTCTTGGCGGGAGAAGTCGCCCGTCTCAAGGCGCTTGCCCAAACCCACATTGAGGATGCCGCCATGTGGGCCGTGAAGGCCGCAACCAAGCAGGAGCCGAAGTGATGCCTGAAGCACTCCGCGAAGACGACGACAATGATGAAGACATCGTCATTGTCGAGGACGAGAGCCAACTCTCGCAGAACAATGAAGACGATGACGACGATCAGGATGACGAGCAGGTAGCTCGATCCGGCGACGATGACACCGAAGACGAGCGCGAGGCTATCCGCGAGCGCCGCCGTCAGGAAAAGCAGGAACGCAAGGTGCGCCGCGATGAGGCCATCAAGCGTGACAAGCTGGAGCTGGACTTCCTGCGCAAGCGCAATGACGACCTTGAGCGCCGCGTGTCGGCCCAAGAGCAGCGCACGCACAAGATGGACTTGAGCAGCTTTGACGCTGAGATTTCTCAGGCGTCCAAAGAGGCTGAAATGGCTGAGCGCGTCATCGCCAAGGCGGTAGCGGCGGGCAACGGCGAAGACGTCACGCAGGCCATGCGCTATCGCGATCAGGCTCTGGCCCGCATCCAGTTGCTGAACTCCCAGAAGAACCAGTTCGCGGCGCAGCGGCCCCAGCCGCAGAAGATCGACGACATCACGATGACCTATGCGAAAGAGTTCATCGCGGAGAACCCATGGTATGATGCTCAGGGCCGCGACGAAGACTCAGCCATTGTCATCGCGATTGACCAGTCGCTCTCCAAGGACGGCTACGATCCGCGCTCCGCAGACTACTGGGACGAGCTGCGCCGCCGTGCGGCACGCCGCCTGCCCGAGCGGTTCGACGCCCAGAAGCCTGCCAAGAGAGCCGCAGAAGACCGCAACGAGCCGCGCCGCGAGCCTCGTGGTGGCCCTGCGGTGGGATCGGGCCGAGAGCACGCCCCCGCCAGCACTCGCAAGGAGATTTACGTCTCCCCCGAGCGCAAGCAGGCTCTCATTGAGGCCGGAGTGTGGGATGACCCCGTACTGCGCTCAAAATACGTCAAGCGCTACGCCGAGTACGATCGGCAGAACCGCTCTTGACCGGGATTGTGTTTTTAGCCATCCCGACTTATAGTTCACTCAATCGCTGGAAGGAGCGAGTAGCATGACCGACGAACGACTAAAGAAATCCGCTGGAGAAGGCCGCGAAAACAGAGCGCTGCAGGACCGCGCTGTAACTGAAAATCGCGAGATTTCCGATGATGAGCGGGTTGAGATGTTCCGTCAGCAGTTTTTTCAGTCCTCTCTACCGGACTTGCCAAAAATCCCCGGCTGGCACATGTGCTGGCTGACGACCACCAACCCGCGTGACTCAATCCATATGCGTATGCGATTGGGTTATGAACCCGTGAAGCCGGAAGACATTCCCGGCTGGGACTATGCCACGCTGAAGACAGGCGATTGGGCAGGGTTCATCGGTGTGAACGAGATGCTCGCGTTCAAGCTGCCGATTTCTCTCTATGAGAAGTACATGCTTGAGGCGCACCATCACGCACCCCTGCGCGAAGAGGAGAAGCTCACCGACACGGCTGAGTTCTTGGAGCAGCAGGCACGCGCCTCAAAGTCGAAGCTGCAAGTTGGGGAAGGCAATATGGAGATGGGGCTCGACCGAGAGGCGATGTTCGACCTCTCATGACGCAACCCTTTGACCAATCAGGAGCTCACTATGTCTTCGACTAGCGCACCCTTTGGTTTTCGTCCGTCTTACCACAACAGTGGCCAGATGCGCCCGAAAGCCTACACGATCGCTAGCACCTATGCGGCCAACATCTTTTCGGGTGACCCCGTAAAGCTGACCGACAACGGTGTTATCCAGCTCGGCACCAGCGATGGTACTCGTTCCGGCACCACCGACGGCATCACGCTGCTCGGTATCTTCGCTGGCTGCCAGTACCTTGACGCCTCGGGCAAGCCGACCATCAGCCCCTTCTGGCCTTCGGGCGCCACCGGCACGGAAATCGTTGCTTGGGTGTACGATGACCCGGAAACGCTGTACGACGTTCAGTACGACAACCCCTCGCCGGGCACCACGGTGCAAACCGCTGTCGGCGAAGAGTGCGACTGGACTGTGGCTTCGCCGGGTGGCTCGACCCAGACGGGTCTGTCGACCACCAAACTCACCGCAATCCAGTCGACCTCTGGCCAGTTCCAGATCACTGGCTTTGCATACAACATCAACGACTCTTTGACTGATGCCTATGTCACGGTTACCGTTCGCCTGAACGAAGCCGCGTACAAGGCCGCTGTCAACAGCATCTAAGGAGGGCTTGAACCATGGCTACCCCTATGCGCAGTACTGACTTTCGGTCAGTAGTCGAGCCCATCCTTAACGAAGTGTTCGACGGCGTCTACAATCAGCGCGCCGACGAATGGAACATGGTGTTCCGTGAGCAAAAAGGCATTCCGCGCAACTACCATGAAGAGCCTGTGCTCTATGGTTTTGGCGCTGCGCCGGAACTGCCCGACGGTATGGCTGTGTCCTACCAGTCCGGCGGCGTGCTGTTCCTGCAGCGCTACCTCTACAAGGTCTACGGTCTGGCGTTCTCGCTGACCAAGGTTCTTGTCGAGGACGGCGATCACATTCGTATCGGTCAAACCTACGCCAAGCACTTGGCTCAGTCGCTGATCGAAACGAAGGAAACGCTGGGTGCCAACATCCTGAACCGCGCCTTCAACGCTGCCTATCCGGGTGGCGACGGTGTGGCTCTGGTGAGCGCCTCGCACCCGATCGTCAACGGCACCTTCAGCAACCAGCTGACCACCCCTGCTGCTCTCTCGCAGACCTCGTTGGAACAGCTGCTGATCCAGATTCGCAACGCTGTTGACAACAACGGCAAGCGTATCCGCCTGACGCCGAAGAAGATCGTGACGGGTCCGTCGAACGTCTTCCAAGCCGAAGTGCTGCTGAAGTCGGTTCTGCGCACCGGCACCGCCGACAACGACATCAACCCCGTCAAGTCGATGGGTCTGCTGTCTGACGGCCAAGCCAACCTCTCGCGTATCACCTCGACCACCGCATGGTGGATTCAGACTGATGCGCCGGAAGGCCTCAAGCTGCTGATGCGTCGCGGCCTTGAAAAGTCGATGGAAGGTGACTTCGAAACCGACTCCATGCGCTATAAGGCGACCGAAAGGTATACGTTTGGATGGACGGACCCCCGTGGCGTTTACGGAACTGCTGGCGTCTGATAAGTAGCTGAAAACTAACAGTTTTTGGCTAACTGCAAAGTGGCCTCCCCGATACTAGGATACAATCCTAAACATCGGGGAGGTTTTTTTATGCAAAAACTCGGCCTCTTCAATGACGACCCTGCGCTACTAGTCAAGGCTCAGGCTTATGTGCTAAAGTATTCCTAGTCTGGGACTACACCCAGCTTGTCAGACCGGCCCAGCGGACGATGCACAGACTGACAGGCGACTCGTGCAAAAGAGGAAATCACCATGGCTTCGACAACTTTCTCCGGCCCGGTAACTTCGACCAACGGCTTCATCGGCGCGGTCACCGGCAACATCACCGGCAACGTGACGGGCAACATCACGGGCGACGTGTTCGCCTCGGTTCAATCCCTGTCCGGCGCTGGC